TGAGTACTGCAATGCTGGTGATTCTTATCATGTGAAGCTCACGAACGACAATGCTAGGTTCACAGATGACGAAATCGAGCATTACGGACTGGGCGACTACGAACGTATGGAGGTGACTGACGATGAGCAATGAGACGAAGCGGAACGTGTTTGGACAGCTACTCAATGCGTATCAGAATTTAATTATGAAAGACATCGAAATTCCTGAAGGAAGCTATCGTGCAAATATCACAACACCATGGAATATTGTGTATGACGATGCCTTGCCAGATGATCTGCAGGTGATTCCGAAAGAGGTAGGAGAGTACATCGAAGACGCAAAGGCCAGTCACTATGAACTGCTCGATGCCATGACAAAGTGGACGTTAGACCAGCCGGTTTTTGACTGGATTCATGATAATAGCGACACTTTCGCCCGTGCATGGGTGCTTGGTGTCTGGAAAGTTAAAGAAACAGATGAGGTAGTCAAACTATGAACTATGAGGCGAAGCGGGACGTGTTGGTAAATGCTGTTGACGCACTGGCTGATGCACAGGCGAGCAGTGACAACAATGTTGGACTTGGACACCAAGATGCAGATTTATTCATGGCTGAATATGATGCCGCCTTGCCAGATGATCTACCGGTGATTCCGAAAGAGGTGGGAGACGTTATCAAAATTCACAAAGAGTACGCGCACAGTCTTTTGGATATCTTTGGATCGCTAAGCATCTATGGTGTTTCACGCACGGATCCTGCGCAGGATTATAACGCGTGGATTGTGCATCACCCAGACACTTTCGCCCGTGCGTGGGTGCTAGGTATCTGGAGAGTTGAGGAAACCGGAGAAATCGTGAAATTGGAGGTTAAGTACTGATGGCATACGAGAAATTGATGTTTGGGGTGAGCGGCCTCAAGAACCGCATATACCTTTTTCACACGCCGAAACGGCCGGGCATCATGCCTGACGCTCGCCGTGACGTTACCGACGAATGCCTGGGCATAGTCATGACTATGCTAGACATGTGTGGCAAGCACGTGGTGACAGCTGAAGATGACAACTTTTTGCTGTACAGCCACGACCCAGCCGAAATTGAAGAGCTTAACGCGGCGCATCAGAAGTATGTGAAGGACGCGGAGGTGCGCGATGAAAAAGCGTGATCGTATCAATAAGAAAAAAGCTGCACGTTCGCTCCGCACGATTCGATTGAAGCACACTCGCGAATTGACACCAGGCAAACGTGCATACAAAAAACTTTGCGTGCCGTGGTTCTTTGGATTTGGTGACACATTTCAGTTTGAGCCACGTTGGCGGCTGATCAAACGATTGGAGGCAACGAAATGAACAAGTATAGTCCTAAGGATCGCAAAATCATTTTTGACGCTGTCGAATGCGTGCACAAAGTTGATGCTGATGAGTACGAAAAGCTTTGCACCATTATCGAAGAATACGCTGATCGTGGTTTCGTCTTATATGACGTCGTCAAAATTGTGGAATCATGGGCCCGTGGATTGGAGGCGTCGAAATGACATTAGTAAATCTAGACAGCGGGGACTACATCAACACTGAGGCGGTGGACGTAATCAAAGGCGGAGATAACCCATACATCGGACTGCGGAGCAATAACTCATACGACATCACTCCAGCAGATCGTGACCGCATCGTGGCTGAAATGAAATCTGAGCAAAAACTGCACAACTTAAAAATGATGGCATTACAGCGGGGGCTAATCGTTTGACCCGTTACCGTCTATACCGCGACGAATCACGTGCACCCGGTGGTCGTGAGTACCTGCACCACGTCGTAACGTCCACAGGAGAGCGCCTAACAGGTTTTGTCGAGCTACCAACACGATTAGGCGCGGCAGAGTTTGAACCCGCACAGGCCGTTATATGGATGCACAGGGACAAACGATTGAGGAAAGAGGAAATCGAATGAAAAAAGATTTGATTATTTGGGTGCCAACAGCAAAAGGTGCCGACACGATGAAATTTGAAAATGTGACAGAGTTCCGTGGCTTTGAGACGATTATCCAGTTTGAGTATGACGGTGTATCCACCAGCAAGCATCGTCGCGCGGCTTTTGAACGGAGCAAAATTCTAGGGTATGCGTTGGAGAAGGAGGCAGGCGACGATGGTAATTAATCTTTCTTTAGCCATCTGTCTAGTCGCATGGCGCGCGTAGCGGAGAGGGGTGATCTGATGATTGGTGATGCACGAATCAGTGTTGCGCGTTGGTGGCACCAACTGTGGTGTCGGCACGATTACCACTGGCGCTTAGCCCATGTTTTTCCGGAGTTTTACTACCAAGAATGTAACAAGTGTGGGAGGACGAAATTTTGAACAAGGAAACAAAGAAAGACGTGTTCGACAGTCTGCTTGCTACGCACGAGGGTACTGACAAAGCACTGGTTGATGAATTTGGCGGTGATTATGAAAACATGCAAGAATGGCGCGATGAATACGCTGCAGCGTTGCAAGTGTCACTGCCCGTGATTCCCAAGGCAGTTGGCGAGTACATTAAAGACGCCAAAGCAGGTCATAACGGATTGGGCTTTGTGCTGATGATGGGTGGCCACGCGATGACTAATAACCGAATCGCATTCGAGGAGTGGTTGACCCGTGTGAACAGCTATTCCGACCGTATTGATCGTGAGAATACTTTTGCGCTTGCCTGGCTTTTAGACGATTGGGATGTTGAGGAATCAGAATGAAAAATCTGACTGAACAAATTAGCGCGTTTCTTGGCTGTTCAGTTGCGGCGCTGATGGGCGTCTTCTGGCTAATACTTTTGTTCGCTGGTATTAAGTGGCTACTAGGGTTTCTGTTTTGACTCAAAACAAAATATCAAGAAAGTAGGAATCACATGGAACAGCCTAAGTTAGTGCCAGAGCAAAAAGAAGCATGGAGGAAATAGAATGAAAATGACTGATTGCTGGATTGAGTGTAATGATGGACACACTGTTTTTATGGCTATGGTCGGTGGCTTTCCACTGATTGGTGCGCACCTGGACAAGTGGCCAATTGGTGAGGTTGACAGACAGTATCACGAGGATATTGTCCCACACTATCAGGGGGTGTAAGTTTGGAGCGAGCAACGTTTAATTATATTGCCAAGGTTTTGCATGACTATCCACACATTGACCAGTACATTAAAGCCCGTGAGCTTGAGTTAATGGCACCCTGGCGCGAACAAGACCAGAATATTGGTGGTGGTAAGTCAGCCATGAGCAATGGCCAAGAACACATGGCTATCACGATCGCAGACGATCGGCGACTGACTAATTTGCAAAACCGGAAATTGGTTGTGGACAAGTGTTTGGGACAAGTAGATAATCATACCCAGTGCATTATCGAGGAACTTTATTTTAAGACCCAACCGGAGCTAACAATGTATGGATTAGCTGACAAGATTGGCATGGGTGATGCGACAGTTCGCCGCAGACGAAATCATTTTTTTGAGCTAGTGGCTGGTGAGCTGGGATTATAGTGAGCGATTTTTGAGCGTTTCGGCACCTACTTTCGTGGTAAATTGATAGTATCGAAGAATTAACAAGAGCCGTTCAGCATTGCCGGAAGCCCATCCGGAAAAAGGTTCCCCAAACATTATTTATTTCTCCAGTGGGTCGGTGATTGGTTAAAAGCTATCACCGATCATTGTGCGAGCACGCGGCGCTTGCTACATCAAAACTATTAAGTTAGAAGGTGCAGCCTCTCTTGATTACTCATAGCGTGCAAAAGAGTTTTATTCTAACGTGGATCGGAAAACCTCGCTAGACACAATTTAATATTTGCGATGTCTGACACCATCGCTGGCCGTCCTTAGGTGAGGCGGCTATTTATTTGCATTTAAATGGGGTGATCCCGTGAAGATGATACAAACTAGCTGCGGGTACATGACCACTCAAGAGTGGGCGATTATCTGTCGTGTTAGCAAACAAGAAGAACATCAAAAGAAAAAGGTCGAAAAGAATTCTGATCGGCATGGAGGTGTGGTGATATGTGATGAAACTAAGCAAGCGGCAGAAAGTATTTGCTGATGCCTATCTAACCAACGGAGGCAACGCTACAAAGGCTGCGAGAGCCGCTGGATATTCGCCACGCAACATTGGTGCTAATGCAGCGAAAACCCTAAAGAACACTAAAATTCAAGCCTACCTGAAACAGCGACTGCAACCGATTGAACGCAAGGCTGATCTCGATGTTGATAAGGCAATTATCCACTTGCTTGATATTGGCATGGGCCGTGAGATCACTGCCAGAAGCTCGACATATGATAATCTTAAAAAGGCAATGATTGAGGACACGACAATGAAATATTCGCCGGGTCCTAAGCAGCAGGTTGAAGCTATTGAATTGTATTTGAAATATAAGGGTATGCTCAGAAATTCAAGCAAGGAACTCGAAGATCAGCAGATTGCCAAAACTAAAGCCGATGTTCGCAAGTCTAAAGCTGAGGCAGACATCATGGAAGCCAAGGCCAAGCGCGAAGCTAGCGGAGACGGCACAGATACTGTTAACGTTAATATTGTCATGCCAAACAGTGACGAGGAGCAGAACAATAATGAGTAACATTACAATTGATATACCGAAAATTGTTTCGCCTGCTTATTATCCGATGTTCACTAGTAACGCGCGTTATCTATCGTACAAAGGCAGTCGTGGTTCTGGTAAGTCAGTGGCTGCTGCACGCAAGGTAATTGTAGATATTCTTTCGCATTCTTACGTCAATTGGCTGGTTATACGACAATACTTCGGGACGCACAAAGATTCGACGTTCGCAGCTTTGAAAAAAGCAGCAAGCGATCTTGGAGTATACGACCTTTTTAAATTTACAGTTTCACCGCTTGAGGTAACATACAAGCCTACTGGTCAAAAGATATTCTTTCGCGGCATGGACGATGCACTCAAGATAACTTCAATCACAACTGATGTTGGTGTGATTTGTCGTGAATGGATAGAAGAGGCTTTTGAGCTAAAGTCAAAATCGGCTTTTGAAACTGTTGAGGAGTCATTACGAGGAATTCTTCCTGATCCACAAGGATTTTATCAGACTGTGATAACATTCAACCCGTGGAGCGACAGAAGCTGGCTGAAGAGTGAGTTCTTCGATGAAGATACACGGAGACCACACACGCGCAGTTTCACGACCACATACACAGACAATCCGTGGCTAAATGATGATTACATTGAAAGTCTCAAGGACATGATTAAGCGCAATCCTAACCGTGCCCGTGTTGCCGTATATGGTGACTGGGGAATTGCAGAAGGACTTGTGTTCGATGGACTATTCGAGCAGCGTGATTTCAGCATGGAAGATATTGCAGCATTGCCAAAAGCAGTTGGACTTGACTTTGGGTTCAAGCACGACCCAACAGCAGGCGAATTCATTGCAGTCGACCAGCAGAATCGAATCGTATACATCTATGATGAGTTCTACCAGCAAGGAATGCTGACACAGCAGATTGCTGAGGCGATTGGTCAACACAAGGGTTACGGATTGCAGATAACGGCAGATAGTGCCGAGCAGAGGCTCATATCTGAGCTTTCCGGTGTATATGGTGTGCCAAACATCGAGGGCGCTGGCAAGGGCAAAGACAGCGTTTCACAGGGTATTCAGTATATGCAGTCTTATCATTTTGTGGTTCATCCGCGAGTTAAGGGACTGCTTGAGGAGTTCAACACGTATGTTTATTCCAAAGACAAGTTCGACAACTGGACGAACATTCCCGAAGACGCAAACAACCATGCCTGCTTAACTGGTGATACGCTAGTCGAAACTATCGAAGGTAGTCAACCAATTGGCGATCTAGTAGGAAAATCTGGTAACGTTTATAGTCTTGATACTGAAACTGGGAATGTAGTAGTTGATGAGTTCAGCAACGTATGCAAGACAAGAAAACATGCGGCAGTGTTTGAAATAGAGTTAGAAGATGGACGAACAGTCAAAGCAACAGCCGACCATAAGTTCCTGACCACGAGCGGTTGGAAAGAACTAGGTGGCCTGACAGAAGATGACAAGGTCGTCTCGACAAATGCATTGATAGGCGTGAAAATAAAGTCAATTAGTTTTGCCGGATATGAAGACGTTTATGACATGTATGTAAAGAACCACCATAACTTTGCTGTTAATGGTGGTTTTATTGTGCATAATTGTGACGCATTGCGTTATGCAATGGAGCCGTTCATGTTCCGGAATGCAGGACACTACATGAGCAACCAAGAACGTATTCAGACGATTAAAAATCTAGGATTGAGGTGACATGATGGAACCATTTGAAGAATCAAACTTACTGTATCAAGAAGACATTACGAACCTCACTCCGGATCGGATCATGAAGTTCATTTTCCACCACCACGAATATCAGCTTCCACGGCTGAAGAAGCTTGACCGATATTACAAAGGACAGAATGAAGGCATTTTACAGCCGCCATCACGGCGCATTGAATCTGGTAAGTCAGACCATCGAGCTGTTCATTCATTCGGCAAGTACATTGCCGATTTTCAGACAGCATATTCAGTTGGTAACCCGGTTAACGTTAAGCTTGAAGATGATGACCAACGGCTTGACAAGATTACACAAGTAAACGATCTGGACGCGCTAAACTATGATCTGTTTCTAGACATGACGCGATATGGGCGTGCTTACGAGTATGTCTACTACGGTAGTGACTCAATTGAACATTGTGTACGTTTAGATCCACTTGACACGTTCGTTATCTACTCACTGGACGTTGACCCGCAACCGATCATGGCTGTTCGCTACCACTCAGTGGAATTGGTTGACGATAACAACAAGACGATTATTGACATCATCCCCGAAACATGGACAGCAACAGAGCATGACGTTTACAAGCCGACGACGGTTGGTGGAGCGATGTATCTGGGTCACAGTGAAATCATTCGTGTGTTTCCCGTTGTTGAGTATGACAACAATCGATTCCGAACTGGCGACTTTGAACACGTAATCTCACTGATTGACCTATACGACTCCGCCCAGTCTGACACTGCGAATTACATGACAGACCTAAACGACGCGTTGCTGGTCATTAGTGGTGATATTGACGCGCTATTTAACGGCAGTACGCTGATGAGCGGCGTTGACCCCAATGACCATGAGGCGATGAAAAAGCTCGCACAGGACAAGCTAGAAATTGCCAAGGAACAAAAAGCCGCCAACATGCTGTTGCTAAAGTCTCGAATAACCCCCAGCGGTCAACAGACTAACGTTGATGCAAAATTTATCAATAAAGAGTATGACGTCAGCGGCACTGAAGCGTACAAGAAACGCGTTGCCGATGATATTCACAAGTTCAGCCACACACCAGACCTGACCGATAGCAACTTTGCGTCCAATGTGTCCGGCGTTGCGATGAAGTATAAGCTACTTGGCACTGTCGAATTGGCAGCAATCAAACGTAGAATGTTTGAGAAGTCGTTGTATCGGCGATATTCAATCATATATGCACTCGATCAAAGCGTGTCAGGCGGCATGAAAACTGATCCTAACACGATTCAATTTACGTTCCGTGACAACTTGCCAACAGACGACATCACGCAGATTCAAGCGCTTGTTGCTGCTGGCGCGACATTGCCACAAGAGTATCTTTACAGGTTCGCTCCTGGTGTCACTAACCCGCAAGAGATTACTGACATGATTGCCAAACAACGAGCAGATAGTGACTACAGTGAGGACTTGACGAACAATGACGAAAACACCCAAGGAACGGATCAAAGCGTTCGCGGACAAGCAGGACAAGCAACACCGCCAGATAGCAAGTGATGTTGCCAAATATACAGCCGCGTTCATGGCATTCTGGTATGCGTTCAATGAGAAGCACGAAGACTACACACACGCTGACGATTCGCGTTACTATGATCCCGAATTGAAAGAACAGCTTGATCGAGACGCACAAGAGGCAGGCGTTAAGCAGAAGTCAGTTGCCAATAACGATGATCTGCTATCATACGCGGCTTACGTTTATTCAACGGCTGTTGCCATTAAGGTCGCTGATTATATCGGCACAACTCTTGGAGATTTAGTAAAGCAGACGGCCAAGCTGGGATCATCAATATATGGCAAGAAAATCAAGCCTGATCTATCCATTGTGGATCAATTGTTTGATGGTGCCACATGGAGCGACCGCATTTGGTCTAATCAAGATGCTTTGCGTAATGATCTTAAAAAGATGATGAAGAATGCACTGTTGACTCACAGCAACCCGATCACACAAAGCCCAGCGCTTCGTAATAAGTTCGGTGTCATGAAGTATCAATCAGACCGAATCATTCGAACCGAGAGCGACCGTGTCATGTCTCATCAGAGCGTTGTTAATGCGCGTGAGGCTGGCTACAAGAAAGTTGTTTGGGTTATCAACTCTGGAGCATGTGACATATGCAAGCAACACAACGGTGATGTTTACACATTGAAGCAAGCTGATGGCATGATTCCAGCACACCCTAACTGCCTTTGTTCGTGGGCAGCATACGATTCCGGTGATGAAGTAGACGATGATTAGGAGGAAATAATGAAGCTATCAAAATATGTATTGATTGATGATATTCAGTACAAGATTAAAGAAGTAAGCCATCGAAAACTTCAGCTGAGTAATGAAGATTTACAAAGCGAAATTTTTGGCGACACGCGTTACAAGCCTGCGTGCATTCGCATTTGTGATGGAATGGCTAGTGATGAGACAAAGATCACCTTAATGCACGAGATTATTCATGCGATCTTGCACGAGCGTGGATTCGAAAAGCAAAACGATGACGAGGCAATGGTTGACGGATTAGCACATGCGCTTCGCATGTTGGCCAAGCAGAACCCGGAATTAATCAAAGAAATTCTTTTATAAGCGTGTGACCTGAGCAAGTCCCTAAACTACTCAAAAAATAATAGCGTGAAGTGATAGATGTGTGACCGTGGCTGGGCTAAATGGCGTGGCTGGGGTCGTTAAGCACGTCTATTCGTTTTGGGCTAAACAGGAGGAACCATCATGGCAGAAGATCCAAAGAATCCGGCAACTGATCAAGATCCGGAAGGCAAACAAACACCTCAAACAACTACTCAGGAACCTACCACATATACGCAGGCTCAGTTTGACAGTGAGGCCGATAAACGTGTAGCTAAGGCACTGGAAACAGCTAAGGCTAAGTGGGAAGCAGAACAGGCTAAGGCGATTGAAGTGGCAAAGAGTGAAGGCGCACGGCTTGCAAAGATGTCGGCTGATGAGAAAGCGCAAGAGCTGGAGAAACAACGTCAAGCAGCCTTAGACAAACGCGAAGCTGAACTCAATCAACGTGAATTATCGACAAGCACAAAGTCATTGCTCGTTGACAAAGGGCTACCCGGTGATCTGGCTGATTCGCTGGTTGCTTTGGGTGACGCTGACAAAATCAAGTCGGCTGTTGAAACACTCGGAAAATCTATTCAGGAAACGGTCAACAAGCAGGTTGAAGCCAAGCTACAAACCGATCCACCTAAGAATGGTCCTTCTGCCCTTGATGGTGCCGACGATCCATTCAAAAAAATCATGGCACAATACAAAAAATAGGAGGTAGCTAATCATGGCTACAGAAAACAACGATTTACCAGTACGTCTTTATCAAAAACAATTTATTGGCTTGATGCAAACTGTATTCGGCGTGCAAAGCACATTCACCCCAACGTTCGGTGCGTTGCAAGCACTCGATGGTGTTCAAAACAACGCGATTGCGTTCAGTGTTAAGGCAAATGACGTTCCGGTTGCTGTTGGCACTTACAACACTGACCCTAACGTTGCGTTTGGCACTGGTACAAGTAACTCTAACCGCTTCGGGCCAATGAAAGAAATCGTCTACGGCGATATCGATGTTCCATATTCTTTCGGCTGGAGTTTCAACGAAGGCATCGATCAACTCACTGTCAACACAGACTTGAACTCTGCTGTTGCTGACCGTCTGAACTTGCAAGCACAAGCTAAGACGCGGATGTTTAACAGCAAGCTTGGCGCTTATTTGGTTGCTAGTGCTGCGGCTGACCTTGGTGCAGTCACTGACGTTAACAAGGTGTTCGAGGAAGCTTCCGAACGCTACACCGACTTAGAAGTTGTTGTCCCAGTTCGCGCATACGTGACTGCTGAAGTATACAACGCAATCATCGACCACCAGCTGGTAACTACCTCAAAGGGTTCTGCTGTAAACATCGACGAAAACGGAATCATGCGCTTCCGCGACATCGTTGTTACCAAGACACCTACCCGTTACATGGCTGGCAAGTCTATCATCTTCGCACCTGATAACATCGGCCGTGCATTCACGGGCATCAACGTTGTTCGGACGATCCAATCCGAGAACTTTGCGGGCGTTGCTTTGCAAGGTGCTGGTAAGGCTGGCCAGTGGATCAGCGATGACAACCGTCAAGCCATCTTTACTGCTGGGACGTCAGCAACTACCACAACTTCAACCTTTGCACAGACCACTACGACTACTACTTCGCACGCTTAATTAATTGATATAAGTCGCCTATCGAAATAGGACAGTACGGGAAGCCGGGCGGCTGATTGGAGGACAGAATGAAACTTATTTTGTGTCAACCTGCCATTAAGCGTTTTGAATGGGAGCTGGAAGTCTGCCTAACCAATATGCAAAGTGTCGGGTTTGATATGAGAGATGTCGTTCTGCTCTTCACTGTGCACGATTCTAAGGTATCAGAAACGCTTGCAAGCAAATACGGAGTAGAAGTACACACGTACACAGACAAGCGCTCAGACAAGCAATATATCCCATCTGTGAAGCCTTGGCTTTGGTGGCAGTATCTTGCAGAGGATCCAGAACGTCAGAATGAGGACTATTTTTACTTTGATAGTGACGTAATTTTTCGCAAGCGTCCTGACTTCCGAAAACTGAAAGCAAAGCCCGATCGCTGGCTGTGCAGTAACACGTTGAGTTATATCAGCACTGACTATATCAAGCAGTGTGAACACGGAGAAGAGATTCTAAAACGCATGGCCGATATTGTTGGGGTTACAGTAGCTTCGCTTGAGACGATCAACCACAACTCCGGCGGTGCTCAATGGGTTATCAGTCACCCGCCAGCAGAATACTGGCGAAAGGTGTATGTTGACAGCAACCGACTATGGCGATACTTGCAAACAGTTGATAGTAATATCCAGAAGTGGACCGCAGAAATGTGGTCGCAGTTGTGGAATATGATGTACTTCAACATCGGCCCGGTCATCAGTGATGAACTCGACTTTTGTTGGGCTACTGATCCCGTGAAACGATGGAATGAAACCAAGATCATGCACAATGCTGGCGTGACTGTGAATGACAAGCACTTGTTCTTCAAAGGCAAGTATGTTAATCACACACCATTTGAAGATGATTTGAGCTTCGTTGACAAATCGAAGTGTTCATACAAGTATGTTCAAGCAGTAAAGGCGGTGAAATGATGGCAATTTTAGACAGCGTGAAACTACGTATTGGTTTGACAGACACAATGCAAGACGTCTTGCTGAATGAGCTAATTGATGATGCCACGGCGCGAGTGTTGGCTTATATCAATCAAGATGGTGTAGTTAACCAGACTGTTCCAGATGCGGTCACGTGGGTAATCAAGGACATTGTGGTTAAGATGTATAACCGTATCGGTGACGAAGGCAAACAAAGCGGAACTGAAGGCAACGTATCCAACACGTGGGAAGCCATCGATTTATCCAAGTATGCTGACGCGCTAGATGTCTATCGTGAATCATCGCAAAGCCGCCGGCCGGGGATGAGGTTCGTATGAGATACAACAATCGAATCACCCTAATCCGGAAGTCACCACCTTATGATCCGTTGCATGACAGGCCAACAGAGACGCGTGAAACGGTCACTTGCCTGACAATCCCAATCACCAGCGCACAAGAACTATCTGTATACGGTCTGGTGAGCACTATGGCCTATGAGATCCACGTAAAGAATCCCACGTTACCTGTGAACGAAATCGAGATTGACGGTGTCAAATGGACAATCAACAAGACATTCGTTAACCGTAAGTCAACCGTGTTCATCGTGTCCGGAGGTGGTAGTTAATGGCTAAAACAAATGTAACTTGGGATGGAATTAATGAGCTAATCGCACAACTTGAATTAACTCATGAAGGGGTTGTCGAGGTTGCTGCAAAAGCGATGGAGACAACAATTGCAAAAACGCAAGCACGTGCTCAGTCAAACGCACCAGTAAGAACAGGATTCTTAAAGTCCAATATCCATGTTGAACCAGTTGAGAAAAAAACAGATCAAGTAATTGGAACAGTCAAGTCTGATGCTGATTATTCTTCATACGTTGAATTTGGCACTTTCAAGATGTCAGCACAGCCGTTCATGCGTCCAGCATTTAAATATGGATGGGGTGTATTTTTGCGCAGCGAAATGAAAGTCCTGAAAGCGATGGCGAAATTCAAATGACACTATCTCAATGGTACGAAGATGTGCAAACTCAATTGACTGCTGACGGCATCAATCCTGTATTCGTTCAGCCTGACGCTAAGAGCACATTACCGTTAGTTTTCGTTAACATTCACGTTGATTCTGATATGTCATCTAAGACGGGAACACTATCGAGTGTTGGTCAGCAGATCGACATCTACGACAGCATCGACACACCGCCTGCTGAATGGGAGGACTTCGTGCGCAAAGTTAAATGGTCGCTCAGTAAAGTAACCCGTTGGCAATCACTAACAGCAACCAATTCAATCGACACAAGCATTGGCGACAGCACACCATTACGTCGTTGCATGCTACTCATTACTCTAGAAGGAGATTATTAAAATGGTAGAGATTAATAACGGTATCGAATTCGTTAAAGATACCCCATATCGTGGCAAGGACGTTTGGTACTTTATCCAATCGACTGATCCTAAAGTAGCACCAATTGGCAGTCCTGCAATCTTACCGGCGCATCAAGAATCCGGTGATACGAGCATCGAAGGTGATTCGCTTGATGAACAAACCAAGATGGGTCGTATCATTGCCGCATCCACCAACGAAGACAGCATTGAGCTGACAACGTACATGGTGCCAGGCGACAAATCTCACGACATCATCATTGATGCCAAGCACAATGGCCGTCAAGTTAAAGTGTGGCGCGTAGTTGTTGACCCACGTCTTGCAGTTGTAGAAGGCGACCACAAAGCATATCCAGCGATGTTTGGTTATGGCGTTGTTGAAAGTGCCGACATCTCAGATGAAGATAGTTTCTCTGAAATCGACTTCACTTTGAACATCATCGGGAAACTGGCAGACAAGAACGAAGACGGCACACCGGGAACGTTCCCATTATCTGATGAACAAGTTGCAATGCTCGATAAGCTCTATGCGTTCGAACGTCCGGGCGAAAAGCAAGGCGAGTTTGCCGATGGCAGTGTTACCACAACAACTACGTCGCACGCTTAATTAATCACATACAGAGACGAGTAGGCCACGGCCGATATGAGACGATAATCTAGGAGGATATTCATGTTAGAAATTAATATCAAAGGCGAATCAGTTCCAGTTAAGTTCAATTTTCGCGCTTTGTTCCGTGCCAATAAGTTGTACAGCTCTGCGGAAGGTGCAAATGATGGTGCCAGCAGCGTTTGGCTTGGATTCGTCACCGATGACGATATGGCATTGTTCAAAGCATTACGCGTGTTGTTGCCAGAAAAGTACAGCGATGATGACATTATGGACGTGCTAGACGCGGCCGAAGATGATGGTAGTGCAGATACTTTGGCGAAAAGCTTGCAGGAGGAATTACACCACTCTAGTTTTTTCAAACACGCAGCGACACGTTGGCTGAACTTGACCGAAAAATACGGGAAAGCATTGACGGACAAGAAGAACAAGACAGCCGAGGAGAAGATTCAAGAAGCAGCGACCAAGGATACCCTGGACGCAATGAAGAAGAGTCTCTCTTAACTGACTTTGCCCGTCATGGTATCTATGATCCCGATATGCCATTCAAATTGTACATGTGGGAAGCCCGTTCAATGTTGGAAGGGTCTTTTTTGCGTGATGTTGATATGCGCCGTGATCTGATGGAACTTGCTGTAAACATTGCCAACATTCAAAACGCGAAGAACCCTAAGCGATCAGTTAAAACTGGCTATAAGAATATTGATAAGGCCGAACAAAAGATACTCAAACGCAATGGCAATCGAGAAAGAAAGCCTGATGCAGAAATGATTAAGAAACTCAATGCCGCATTTGGAGGTGGTAGTTAATGGCAAACGTAGTCGCAACATTCACAGCAAACATCGCACCGTTCCAAGCGGCAATGGGAAAACTGGCAACATCGGTTAAGGCTGGCACTAACGCAACTTCTAACATGGGTCAAAAAGTCGGTGGGGCTATGACCGGCATTGGCAAAGCGAGTACCGTAGCAGGCGTTGCTATCGGTGCTATGGCAGCCGGTGCTATTAAAAGCTATGGTACTTTCCAAGAGTCAATCAACAAGGCAGCCGTCATTGCTGGTTCCAGTAACAAATCGCTGAAAGGTGATATGAAGGATCTTGAAACAGAAGCACTTTCGTTGGGTAAAACACTGCCTATCAGTGCCGAAGATGCCGGCAATGCGATGATTGAAATGGCTCGTAACGGTGCTTCAATCAAGGACTTAAAGGCTGAGTTTCCGGCTATTGCTAAGGCTTCTGCTGTTGCTGGTGCAGATCTAGCTGGCACTGCTACCACCGTTCAACAAGCCATGAATATCTGGGGCGGTGGTGCTAAAAATGCTGCCAAAGATTCTGCAATCTTGGCAAAAAATGCCAACATGTCCAATGCCGAAGTTGAAGACATGGGGCAAGCCTTTGCCAACGTTGGATCAACTGCCGCTACATTGGGCATTGGCATTAAAGATACATCAACTGCCATTGGGCTGATGAGTAATTCTGGTCTTGGGGCGGCACAAGGTTCTCAAGACTTGGCTCATGCTTTAACACTAATGGCACGGCCGACTAAGGTGGCTGCTGGCGAAATGCAAGAGTTAGGGATCAAGTACACTGATGCTTCAGGTAAATTCAAGCCGTTCCCACAAATTCTAAAAGAAGTGGCAAAAGCAACTGATGGTATGAGTCAGTCTCAAAAGGTTGCGGCATTGACTAACTTATACGGTGCTGCTGGTGCCAAAGCTATGCTTCCGCTTTTGATCCAGACAGAGAAAAAAACTAAGAGTGGCAAGTCCGGTTGGGATGCTTACTCTGATTCTCTCGGTAAGGTTAGCGGCTCGGCAAAGGCCGCAAATAAATATCTGTCTGACAATGCAAATAACATGACTAAAAACGTTGGCCAGTCATTGGATCAGATGAAAGACGCGTTTGATGCTGTGGTCAAAACGAGCATTGGTACAATTGCACCACAAATTCAGTCAGTGGCTAATGCCTTGGGAGACTTTGCGACTTGGCTTAACAAATCAAAAAGCCCAATGGCTTCTTTTGTCAAAGGATTGATTGCTTGGTCACCAGTGATTGCCATTGTTCTTGTGGGCGGTGGACTGCTGATGACGATGCTAGGAAAGCTCGTTACTGCTATTACCGCCCCCGTCAAGGCCATTAAGGATATTGCAGGCACAACGAAGAAACTGCCTAAGCCTATGAGTGCATCTGCTGGTCAGATTGCCGCAATGGGTGCAAAAGCCGCTGGTGCTGGCCTTGGTATTGGACTAGCAGCAGCCGGATTTGCCGCATTAGCATTCGGCGTTGCGGCTTTAGCTAAGACTGGTACTGCTGGCCTTGTGGCATTAGCAGCCATGACAGCTTCAATTGTTGTCATTCTTGGGGTTCTAAAACTAGTAGCACCAACATTGACCGCAAACGCAGCCGGGCTTCTGGCCATGGGTGCAGCAGTTTTGATGGCATCAGCCGGTATCGCTCTATTGGTTACCGCATTAACTAACTTCCAGAATGCTGGTGGTAATGCAACAACGCTTGTATTAGCAATTGGGGTTGCCATTGGCGGCCTTGCACTGATCTTCGCTGTTGTCGCACCCGCATTAACTGCTGGGGCTGTCGGTATGCTGGCGTTTGGTGCAGCTGTCTTGCTTGTCGGTGCAGGGATTGCATTGGCAACCGCGGGGCTTGCGCTACTGGCTACTCAACTGCCGACAATTGCAACCTATGGTACTTCTGCCGCTGTCGGCATTCTGGCACTAGGCGGAGCACTAATCGTGTTTGGCGCTGGCGCATTAGTTGCTGGTGCCGGTGCTATTGTGCTTGGCGCCGGGTTAGTAATTGCCGCTGCTGCCATTGTGCTTGCTGGTGCGGCAGCTGTTGTTCTTGCCGCTGGTGTGGCTGTGTTGGCAGCTGGTATTGCTTTGGCCGGTGCAGCTAGTCTATTACTTGGTACTGGACTATCAATGGTTGCGGAATCCGGTGTTGCCGCTGGTGCGGCATTACTTGTCGCTGCCGCCGCTGGTACTGCAAATGCGGTTGCTGATGCGGCTGGTGCGGTTGCGGCTTTGGCATACGGGGCTGGTTTAGTCGCTCTGGCTGCTGGTGGTGCTTTGGCTGGCGCTGCTCTCGTTGTATTAGGCGCAGGCGGGGTTGCCGGTGGTGCAGGACTTGTTGTTCTAGCTGCTGGCATTGCACTTGTCGGAGGAGCAATCAAAATACTTGCTTCTGGTTTGCGCAGTCTAGGATCGGTTGTAAGCAGTATCTTCCATGGCATCGTTAGCACGATAAGCAGTGCAATGAGTAGCGCAAAAGGATTCGTAAGTAGCGGTATTCATGGCATTGCAGGATTATTCAGCGGCGCCGGTGGCCTTCTAATTGGAGCCGGTAAGGCAATCATGGACGGGCTTTTGAATGGCTTGAAAGCCGCATGGGGAGCCGTTAAGGGGTTCGTTGGTGGTATCGCTTCGTGGATTAAACAGCACAAAGGCCCAATCAGCTATGATGCGCGTCTCTTGATCCCTGCTGGTAATGCAATCATGGGTGGCTTGAACCAAGGACTGCAAAAGTCATTCGGAGCTGTTCAAAAGACGGTTTCTGGCATGGCGAGCGACATTTCTGCCAACATGTCGGCTAATATCAACGGCTTGTCCATGGCTGGTGTACAATTTAATTCTGGCGATGTCACACAGTCTATTGATACAAGCGAACGGGTTACGCCTGCCATTTACGTTCAAAACAATGTTGACAAGAACGGTATTAACAGCATGGTCAAAGAAGCGGACGCCAATGACGCAGCCGTTAGCAGCTATTTTCGGCAGATTGGAGGGTAGTATATGGATCTATTAGTTGAAAAGCTAGATGGTAGCCGATACTACCTAAGCCAATACAAGGTGTTGATTACTGAATTCGAGGAATCGGCACCATCAGTCACTCGAAACAATATGCAACTCGATCAGCGAAACGGCAATATTGATTTCGGCGGCTGGCATAAAGACAAGACAATCAACATTACCGGTTACTATCGGGCAGATGACATAGACGATGAAGAAACGCTTCGTGAGAAGCTATATGCGCTGCTTTCTGATCCCGATGGGTATTACATCACTCAACTTAAAACAACGCCCAGCGTTGCCATGGAACGGCCTGGTGAGACGTCTGGCGGTTATTACGATAAGCTTGGCAACTATCCATCTCACAAGCGGTTCCTTGTTTACACCGAAGCGCCTGAGATGGAGCTAGTTGGTAACGTAAATGGGACACTCTTGTACAAGCTAACTGCTGAATTTAAGACGATGAAGTTGCCTTACGGCGAAACACCACCGGCCAATATTGACGTTAGCAGCAACGTTCCATACCGAGGAACCGTTCCATGCAATCAGCTCGAGCAAGGCTTCACTGTTCAGCTAACAGCGACCGGTTCGGCATCTTCACTGTCGTTCAAAATCGATGATGCGGAGCTGACTTCTAGTAACGCTGTTGCCGCTGGTGACGTGTTTATGTTTAGCGGCTTTAGCTACACCCAAAACGGGCTAAGCATCGTCAGCAAGATTAACAAGGCCTACTTTGTTTTGCGGCCGGATAAGCCTAACCGAATCACTTGCAATGTACCGGGAACGGTCAGGATTCTTGGTTTCCAAAATCTATACGCATAGGAGGCGCGATTATTGATTACATTCACAGACGTTGAGAATAATGAATATCAAGCCCAATGTGAGATTGAGAAAACCGATGCGGTAAATGGTGAGAAATCATTATCCGGGACAATCTATTTTGGCCAAGATGTCAAAGACAATATCGCTAAAGGCTGGACGCTGTCGTTCCTTGATGAAGAATACGTTGTTGTCACATACACTAAGAATGATAAGGACAACACGGTGGCATTTAACGCGGTTCAGGCGTTCTTTTACAAGCTGAGTAAGACTGCATTCTACGAAACATGGAACGGCTCGCACCCATTATCAAGTTATCTTGATGCTTTGTTTTCTGGCACTGGTTACACGTATGACAATACAGCCTCGGTTGCTGCTTTTGAAAAGCAGGATTGGGGCATGAGTGATCGTCTGTCACTGTTCAATGACATCATAGACCAAGCAAACGTTGAGTTCTATGTTGATGGTAAGACGGTTCATGTCGTGCCAGCTATGGGGTCTGATCTTTCTACAATCGTTCGCAAAAAGTTTAATCTGGACACAGCAGAGATTCAGACCGATAACACAAGCTTTGCTACCTATGGCCGCGGATATGGTGCATACAGCAAACCAAACGACACCACAAGTAAGCGCCTGACAGTCGAGTATAAGTCCCCGTTGTATGACTACTATTATCCAAAGTTTGGCGCAATTGAAGCTGTTCCGGTTGCTGATGAGCGCTATACGGTTACTGACAACTTGCTTGCGGCTGTGAAAGAAAAAGTAGACAAGAGCTGGGCAATCTCACTCACCCTAAATCTTGTTGATCTGCAATCTGTCGGCTATAAATATGCGATGGCAAACCCTGGCGATTACATCACAGTGATTGATGAGAGTCTTAATTTCAGTGATAAAGTCCGGATCATCAAAGTAACCAGCGATTACGATATTCGAGGCACACGAACAAAAACGGAGGTTGAATGCGGTAGCCTGTCATTCGCTGAACAGCAGAAGACATCACAATCAACTCTATCTAACGTAGCCGCTGGCAAGATTCCAGTTCCCAATGAATGGTTAACGTCGCAAGTGCAGTTAGCTACTAACAGCTTGCTTGATGCTAGAACGGAGCTTAACTTTACCGACCAAGGGATCATTGCGGTTGACAAGTCAGATGCTAATAAAGTCGTGATCCTAAACAGTGCTGGCGTTGGCGTATCTACTGACGGAGGCCAAACGTTCAAGAGTGCTATCACCGCGGATGGTGTCGTTGCTGAACGAATCTTTGGTAATCTCATTAAAGGAATCACGTTCGAAACTTCTAATCCCGCCGGGTTCACCATATCAATCGGAGGAGGTTCTTTAAGCTTTAACGGACCAAACGGTTCAGATTTTGGGTCGTTATCGTCCACTACTGATTACACTACGGGAAAACCTAATGGTATAGCACTAACGAACGCACCTGGTAAAATTTTGAGCCTTAACCAAGGTGCTGATAATGGTGGAAGTGTGCCGGTTTTTCAAATACCAGCTGAGTCAACGGCAAGCAACCTAGTATATAGACTATATGGGCGGCTGCTGAGCTCCTTGGCATTCAGCATTGGTAACGGTGCATGGATAACAAATAATGGAAAAATCGAACTATCTGCTAATAATGGTGCAATCAATCAACTTGAAGTTAATCCAAGCGGTGCCGCAGTACTAGGAAATTTCACGGTTTATAATGGTACGAAAAACGCCGCACAAATCACTCGCGATGGCATCCGTGCTACACCAGCATATGAAACTGCTGAAAACTATGTGGGCGACATTGGTGAAAGCAAGACCGGTCAAGATAACACCGTGAAAATTGATATTGATCCGCTAGTGTATGATATGGTCAACACCGAGATGGGCTATCAAGTCTTTATCACGCCATACAGCGCGGCACATGTGTGGGTATCACAGCGTGATGACATGAGTTTTGTTGTTGAGTCCGATACACATGGTGCAGCATTTTGCTGGGAGCTTAAAGCCCACCGCCGCGGATATGAAAGTCAACGTTTAGTGGACACCGGCAAGACTTACAAAGATTTGGAAAAAATGGAAGGACTGATATCCAATGGCAATCAGAACGTACAAAGTAACTCTTGATTCAAAGAACACCATCGCACCTGAGCCTGTATTCTTGCGTTAGGGAGATAAAACTAACTCAGTAACCTTATACACATGTTAAACATCTGGAATATATAACGGAAAAGGAGTGACTGATTTGGAATTAGATCAATTTAAAGATGTCAATTTAGTGATTGATAAAGCGAATGATATTTTTATTCAAAGACAGTTTGTATCACAAGGGGATTACAAAGGCCGCACGCTTACTGTTCAAATTACTAATAATGGGAGTATAGGCGAAGTACCTGGCCTGACTTTAAACCTTAATTGGCATAATGAAGCAAGTGGGCTGACGGATCTGACTGCTTTTACTATTTTAGACAAAAAAAATAGTATTTTTCGAATTGAATACCCAGAAAATATGATGACACCGGGTAAAGTATATGCAAGTATTCAGATTATTCAAGATGGAAAAGTAACAAATTTAAAACAATTTGAGTTGATAGTCCAAGAATTGGCGGGGCAACCTGTAGGGATTATTGAAAAGGCAGAATTCAGTGCATTGGTTGCAGTGTTGGCTGATTCAAATAAATTCCGAACAGATATTGATAGCCTAAGCGCAAGCAAAGCAGATAAGAATTATATTAACGATTATTTATCTAAAGTGACAGTTGTTCCAGAAACTTTCACAAATCTAGCAGCCATTCAAGCGAAATATCCCAACGGCGCTAACGGGGTCATGGTAGCAGCTGATAACGGGCACAAGTATATTTGGGCAAATAACGTATGGACTGATGCAGGCGTTTATCAGGCAGTTGGTATTGCAGAGAGCGATAGAACTGATGCTTTTGGGACACTTTATAGTACCCTTGGTGATATAAACAAAACAGTAACTGGAAGTTTTGGGAAAAAAATACAATTTTCAGCTGCTTATAAGGCCGCCTCGACAGATTCTGTAAATTATGAAATTGATAATTATGGTGTAACAACACTCACATTTAACAGAACAGGAAATTGGGTGTTCCTAGAATCACAATTGGGGGATTTTTCAAAAATTAAAGGTGAACATTTAACTGTTATTTTTGAAAATACAGGCACTTACAATCCTCAAGATTTTAATATACTTCTTTCAAATACTGGTGATTGGTCAGGATCGTTTAAAAATCTAGGTTCAGTCGTTTTTGAAAATGGTGTTTTTAAGGTCGAATTCGATGTAACCAGTGATAATTTAGGGTTCACTCCAGATGGGTCTGTTCATCTGATTGTTCGAAATCTTGGTGTCAATGATGTTTCGCAAGATATAAGTGTTAAGATTTCAGCATCTCTTATTGCCTCTTCTGCATATGGAAATCCAAATGCGTTTTCACTTAAAGCTTTAGAAAGCGCTCATTCTGTACAATCAGACAATTCAGCAAAAAGTGATTTTGCTAAATCAGCTGAATCAGCTGAAAATGTTGGTATTAAACCACTGATTAATTCTATCAGTTCATCAAGTCCATATGTAGATTGCACACGGCTAAATGCTACCGATTTTAAAGTATCAAAAGATTATTCAAAGGAAAGTCAGCCATTTCCTAAAATAGTTTTAGAAGTCGATTATAATTCTATTGACGATTTAGACGAAAATTTTATTTTAAAAATAACTGATAATAACCCGACTTCTTCAGAAGGTACAAAAGCTGCTCCAAATGTTTTTTATATTTTAAGTGAAAATGCCGATTGGAATAGTCTGTGGCACCCTATTAATTTTTCCGAAGGAACATATAATTTAAAATCTCTTATCTCCAGCAGTGCTTATTCAGATTATTATAGTTCGGCAAAGAAACTGTACATTTTGGTAGGCTTTTACATGGGCTCACTTAGTGATAGTACAACATACGGGAACATGTTTTTTGACGTTAATATCACCGCTATAATTGAGAATAGTGCAGCTGTTTTGGTTGCAACAGGATTATCCAGTTCTCTACAAGAGAAAATAAACTCTGAATCGCAGTATGTAAATGAGATAGTTTGCTGGGGTGATAGTTTGACTGCGATGGGGGGCTGGACAGAAAAACTAGCAACTTTAACAAACATGGATGTACAAAACGGTGGTACTGGCGGTGAAACTGTAAGAACTATCGCTGCTCGCCAAGGAGCTGATATTATGACCGTTAATAATATCACCATTCCAGCTGATACTTCAACAGCCGTTGAAGTTGGAACCAAATCTACTGGAATATCTACTCAATTTGGTTATTCAGCTACGCCTCTGTTTCAGGGTGGTGATAATCATGTAAATCCTGTAAAGATTGGAAATATAGAAGGAACTCTTGCTTGGACTGAAAGCTCGTCAAGCGATACAGCCGGAGTGTGGAATTTCACACGAAACGCAAAAGGCAATGCTACGATTATTAATAGAGTTACACCTTTGAGAACGTATTTTGACAGAGCACATAACAATCCTTATTTAATGATTATTTTTATGGGACAAAACGGTGGATATACTGATAATGATGACTTAGTCCGTATGCACAAGCTGATGATTGAACACTCTCATGCAAAAAATGTTTTAATTTTAGGAATGCACACTGGAACAGCATCTAGTAGGGGTGATTATGAAACAGCGATGGAAAATGAGTTTGGCAGAAAGTTCTTCAGTTTAAGGCAATATCTTGCGCACCCAGTTTACGGCACCGATGGGAAAACTATTAAATCTTGTTGGGGTCTTGATGATTCCGGATTAACACCAACGAGTGATGATTTGGCAAAAATTGAGGTTGGTCAAGTTCCTTTGCAACTTTTGTTAGATGGAACACATTATACAACGGCTACACGTGAAGTTGTTGGAAATGCTATCTACAATTATTTAGTAGG